GCTCAAAAACTGATAAACGGCGGGAACAAAAGCAACTCCTTCGGAAATAAGCCGGAATTCTCCAAAAATTACAGAACAATTTTCGGAAATTCCTTCTTATTTCTCGGAGTTAAACGCTTCTGTCCCGACCTCATTAGAACTGTAACAGTGCCAACAACAAAATGGCTAGGACGACTTGAACAGTTCCTACTGATAAACCATAGATTAAGAAACGTTTGCCTTCTTGGAAAAACTTTTTAAAATCGAGTCGTAACCCGATTGCTGCCAAGGCAGTAATTTCAAACCAAGAACTAAAGAAATGAGCAGTCTCACTGATCACGACGGGGAAATGAATCAAACTATTAAAGACACAGGCAATGAAAAAGCCAACTACATACCAAGGTAGGGCGCTGCTTTTTTTGGTGACTTCTACCAACTCAGCCTCTGATTCTGCCGTCTTACTTTGCTTGAAACGTCCAAATAAATAGACAACTGCTACGAGTAGGACAATCCGCATAATTTTAAAGAGCATCGCAAGTTGAACTGCGTTCTCATTGACCATATTGGCACTGGCGACAACCTGACCAACTGATTGTAAAGTCCCTCCGATTAGTGCGCTACGAGCCAACAAATTGGTACCATAGAGAATCCCACTTAAAATGGGTAAGGTCAACATTAAAACGGTTCCTAATAAGTTTACTAAAGTAATAATTTGGCCTTTTTCTTCCTCGTCTGCTTGAATTGCTGGAGCAATCGAAGCAATAGCAGAAGACCCACAAACGGCATTACCACCAGCCATCAATAAAGACATATTATCAGAAAAAGCCAGTTTTTTACCGATCAAATAGGCAAAAATAATGGTCAGCGACATTTGAATGAGAATAAATGCGACACCTTGTAAGCCAATTTGGGCAATCGTTTGAAAGGTCACGGTGGTTCCCAATAAAACAACAGAAAATTCTAGTAATTTACTTTCGGCTACTTTGGTTCCGCGATTTAAATTGGCACCGCGAACAAAGGTATTTCCCAAAAAGATTCCTAGTAAAATAGCTATCGTTGCGGCGCCTAAGCTAGGTAACCAGATGGCAAGAAACTTGCTAAGGCAGGCGACAAGGAAAGCTGTTAGCAAGCCGGGAAGAATTTGGAATAAAGATTGGATATAATCATTTTCTGAATTTTTCATTGAAAAAATCTCTCTTTCTTGTTCATTACTTCCAGTATAACGAAATTTTTTACATTTGAGAAATAAATAGTTAAAATAATATTTATAATAGAAAGTTATCGAAAGGATGCCTATGTTTAAATTATTAAAGACTTTTCAAATTGTGTATGAGCAAATGAACTTTTCCAAAGCAGCTACCTGCTTATATATCTCACAACCAGCCGTTTCTAATCAAATCAAACAATTAGAAGAAGAATTAGGCTGTTCATTGTTTTTAAGAAATGGTCGACAAGATGTAGTTCCTACTAGGCAAGCGGAAGTCTTGTATAATCGTTTGCTAAATTTAGCTGATGATTGGCAAGAAACATTAACAGCTCTTCATCAGGCGAGATTACCTAAAGAAACTTGCCGAATTGCTGCGTCTAATACTTTTGCAGTTTATTATTTGCCGCAACTGATGCAGCATTTACAGACACAGTATGCAACAATCAATTTTGTTTTAGAAATGAACAATTCAGAAGAAGTAGTGGAAAAAGTTGAAAAACATCAAGTTGATTTTGGCTTTATCGAAAAACCATTAATTACGAAAGGCGCCTCTCGTGAAGAAATTATTCAGGATCAATTGGTTTTAGCTGGGGACCCTGCCAATCAGAATTGGTTGGTACGTGAAAAGGATTCTGGGGTCTTTCATTATACCCAACAGTATTTAGAAGAAAGTAATCAAAGCCCAACACTCATGACGGTTAAAAATAATGAAATGATTGTTAAAATGTTGGAATTGGGCATGGGGCAATCGTTGCTTTCAAGAAAGGCGATTACTGAAAAAATCCCCTTCCAAACGTTAGGTGAAAAGTACTGGCGTTCCTTTTATTTTTTGACACGAGGACATTTAAAATCCTCCTTGCTTCAAGAAGTAAAACAAGCAATTTATCGATTCTATCAGACGGAAATGAATAAATACTAAAACGTTCTCTTTGTTTATTTATCAATCTTTGACTACACTAAAGAAAACGAAGGAGGGAACCACAATGCCTAAATTTTCACCTTGTTTATGGTTTGACACACAAGCGGAAGAAGCTGCTAACTTCTATACAACAATCTTTGAAAAAGGTGCGATTCTAAGTAAAACGAACTACGTTAATGAGGAGCACCAACCTCAAGGAACATCATTAATGACCATTGAATTTACCTTGGCGAACCAAAAAATCATTGGTTTAAATGGCGGACCAGAATTTTCCTTTACGCCAGCTAGTTCATTTTTTGTTGAATGTAAAACATTATCACAAACAGAAACGTTGTGGAAAAATTTAACAGCAGATGGACAGATATTGATGCCTTTTGGGGAATATCCTTTTAGTCCTTTATATGGTTGGGTAGTGGACAAATTTGGTGTCTCTTGGCAAGTGTCTTTTTCAGGAAAAGAACAAACAATTGTACCAACCTTTATGTTTGCTAATGAAAAATATGGCGAAGCAGCCAAAGCTCTATCAGAATGGTTGGCGATTTTCGGTCCAGGCGAAATAATTGAAAAAGTTGAATATGAAGATGGGAACATTGCGCAAGCACTTTTCACATTACAGGAGCAACCGTTTCGAGTAATGGATGCACGAGATAAACATGATTTTGATTTTACCATGGCCTTCTCCATTTATATTGATTGTGAAAATCAATATATTCATGTTTAAAACGTTGATAAATAAAGGTTTTTAAGGTGCTTGGTTATGATTGAATACCACGGTGAATACCATTTTATGAATTCATAAAATTTGAGAATAAATTAGCAACTTCTTTTTCAGCATTCTTTGTAACATGAGTATAGATATTTAAGGTAGTATTTATGTCAGCGTGACCTAAGCGCTCTTGGACTTGTTTAATGGTTGCGCCAGCTTCGAATAAAAGAGAGGCGTGGGTATGTCTAAAACCATGTGCGGTAATGTTAAATTGTGGATATTTTTTTAGTTTTTCTTTTATTACACTATGTCTAAGTATGTCATTTTGCTTATTGGAAAATATTAATTGTTCCTTATCATCTTTTACCCGAATACCTCTTGATAATAAAAGTTTCTTTTGTTCAAATTTCCATTTTTTCAAAAAAGATACTGTTTGTTCATCTAAAGATAATGTTCTTTCAGAAAAAGTGTTTTTAGTAGTAGTTATATATTTACTTTTTGAAAGATATGATATACCTTTGTTTATTTGCAAAGAATAGTGAGTAAAATCAACATCTTTCCAAGTAAGCGCTAATAATTCTCCTTTTCTAAGACCTGTATAAGCTAATAAACGAAACAATACAAAAACATCAAATGTTTCATTTTCCTTTATTATTTTAAGAAATTCTTGTAATTGATCTTTGTCTAAGAAATTCTGCTCCTCTTTAGATTTAATTTCTCTTTGTCGTTTAGGCATAATAATTCTTTTCATTGGATTCATAGAAAGTAAATTTTGAGTAATTGCAAATTCAAATATTTTTGATGTGTACATTTTCATAGAATCAAAACGTGTATATTTTTTACTCCATTCATTGACTACTTTTTGGCAATAAGAGGGACTAATTTTAGTTAATTTCAGTTCACCAAAAGCGGGTAGAATTTGTTTATCAAAATAATACTTAATTCTTTGCGCAGAAGATGGTTTAACAGTGTTTACATATTGAGCATACCAGAGTTCGTAAACATCCTTAAATAAGCTATAATCTTGTTTTACAAATTTTCCACGGTCAATTTCTATCTGTAATTGAGCAAGAGCAAGTTTTGCTTCTTTTTGAGTTTTAAAGCCACGCCTAGTTGTGCGTTTGGATTTTCCTGTTAATGGATCAATGCCTAAATATGCATTGAACATATAGGCAGTTGAACCATCTTTCTTTGTATATTTTTTTATTGTAGCCATATTTATGAACTCCTTTTTTACTCAAATTCCAGTTCCGCAACGCTTTCTTCGAAATAGTCTAAAACATTATGCTCATCAATAAACTCTAACCATTGTTTACGCCAATAATCTTCGAGCGGACATTTAGGTACATGAGGATTAATTTGGTTATACAAATTGCTAACAGCAGTTTCCCACATGGTGTTTACTTCATGCTCTAATTTAATTAGATTCCAGCGTTTGTCTTTTGGGCGTTTTTGATTTTTTTCATTTTGATAATCAATTGCTTTTTCTAAAAAGATATTCTTTGCTTTACAATTTTCTTCTAAATATTTTTTGAATTCATCTAGGTACATAATTTTCTTCCTTTCTCGAATGTATGTTCTTGTTGTTGTAAAAGAAAAGCCCGAAGGCTAGTCTAAATGTGATTTATGTGTTAGAATTTGTTTAAATATAGAAGTGAGGAGTGATGGTATGTTTTTTAAGTCTAATATTGAATACGATAATTTAAAAAAAGAGTTTGATTTACTTGAACAAAAAAATATTGAACGACTAAAAAAAAGTCACAACTCCCATTATTTTTTGAATAGAAAATTCAAAAAACAAGAAGAGAGAGTATGCCATACTATAACAAGATTTACCGATTTTAAAAATAAATAGCTATTGGTCTTACAAAATAATTATCGATTTCAACAATATTAAAGCTTTCTAGCAGTATATCTGTCAAAATTGCCGGTGCGGTAGAAGTAATAACATCAGAAGATAATTGTATTCCTTCATCAGGAGCGAGAGTCTTATCACGTTTAGCAGTCACGATTCCTAAAATCGTGATTTTTCTTTTGGTCTGAGATAAGAAAGCTAAAAGGGATAAATTAATTCTTAATGCATCGGAATTGCCAAAAGCTAAAAACTTGCTAATTCTAAAAAGCGTTGTATTTGGAAACAATACTGATGCATAATTAGCAAACCTTAACGTATGACCAAAATTAATATGCGGATCGTGTTCATTCAAATAAGATTTTAAAAAATTGATTCGTTTTTTGTTATTTATTCTAGATTTAGAATTCTTCATTAGCTTATCAAGCTCAACTCTTGCCCTATCAACTTCTTCAGTTGGTATCAAAATATTATCGAGATTTTCTCGAGAAACACTGGATTTCAATTGGTCAAAATTAAACACGTCAAACTTATCAGAATATAAAAAGAAATCTCCATCTGACAAATCCTCATCATTGTTTTTTAGTAAATTAGATTTTTTTAGTTTCTCTAGAAGTACATCTAGAGAATAATCATCTAATGCAGTTTCAATCAGTTCATTATTGCTCATAGAATAAACACTTGAAAATTTATCGATTTCTGTTTTTGAGTAATTACTTCCTCCAGATAGTAGTTTCATACTAATTTTTCCGTTTCCACCACGCGATATCTCCTCGCCACCGTCTTCTTGATTTGATTTGGTTGTCGTTTGACCTGATATTAGTTTTGTAAGAATTCCTTCATCAATTTGCGCCAATGTTGAATTAACTAATTGACGATCGAAGTATACATACTCTTTCATTTTACATAACCACCTTTCATAAAATTAAAACTCTTTACTTAAAAATATTTATATAAAAACCACCTAGCCGAATTGGTCAGGTGGTTCTTTTTCGTTAACATAAAACCACTTTCCAAAGTTTCTGATTAGTCGTTTTTTAGTTATATTTGTTTTTTTCTGCTTGTCTCTTGTTTTCCATAAGATAACAGAGATGTTAGTAATCAAAACTAGTAAAACAATAATAAGGAGCTATTTTAAAAAATAGTATTAAATATTCAAAAAATTTTTCCATTATAAAATCCTATTTGATTTTAAATATCATTTATTAAATCTAAAGAAACGTCAAATTCTTTTGAAGATTCCTCATCAAAGTTATCTGTATCAAAGTTAGCGCTCCAAATGAGTCTTATATTTGGTATATTCTTAACATTTGAGAGTTTAGGAATTGAAAATGTTACCATCCCTTCTTTAGTGACTCCGCGTAATATTTCTCCTCCTATATCATCACTAAACCACATGTCAGCACTAATTTGTTGACCTTCAATAACTAAGGTTCCTTGGTCTGGATAAACATTAAAATCTTTGTCAGAAGTATTTTCAATTTTAAAATATATCTGAGCTACATACTTGTTTTCAAGATTTTGGTTTTTCATTTCACTTTCGGAAAGTTCAGCAATGACAACTTTAGAAATGCTAGTTTTTAATCCTTGCCAATCTTCAGAGTAGGAAACACTATATTCAGCGCGATTTAATGTTGGAATTTTTTCTTCTTGTATAGTAGTAGAAGAATCTTTTGAATAATTAGCAGTTTGCAGAGTTGCAGATCCCTTAGTATTTTCATTATTATTGTTTGAGCATGCTTCTAGCAATAGTGATGAAAATACTATAATTCCTAAAAACAATATTTTTTTCATAAAAACACTTCCTTACCGATATTTAAAACGTTCAATAACACTTATAGTGCCATTGGGGTTGAAAAATAATTTATAGTTATTATATTCAAGCCCTATTGGATATTTTTTGGAATACGCATTTAAAGCACATTCCAAAGTTTGTTTGGTTACACCTAAAAATTCAGCGCATTCCCAAACATATGTAAAACACTCATAATAGCAGTCAATTAGGTCTTGTGGAGTAACAACCATAGTTGCACCAACTTCACGAGCTTTTTGCTCTTGTTTTCTTTTTTCATTGGTATCTTGATTTATTATATCACCGACAGTAGTAAGATGATGTCCGATTTCTTCTGCAACAGTGCAGGTTAACTCATTAGAATTTTGGTTTGGATTTAAGTACACTATATTATTAATGTATAATCCTTTTTGTTTTTCAGGCATATTTGGCTCAAATTTATATATTAAATCTGAATATTGAGCCATAAGTTCTTCTGAATTTACCATAAAAAAACACCGACTACTTAATTTTTATGATCTCTTTTTTTAATATAATCGATGAAGGAAAGAATCTCTTCCATATCTTTTTCTGTAACATCATCGTCTATGTGGGCAGCGACAGTTAGCTGTTCTTTAGTAAGTTCGGAAACAGTATCTGTTTTTCTACCATGAAGATAGTCTAGTGTAACACCGAAATAATCGGCTATTTTATTTTGTATCTCAACATCAGGCGTTCGCTTACCTTGCTCATACGATGCGTATGTTGTTTTTGCTATTCCTAAAATATTTGCCATGTCTTGTTGAGTAAGATGATGCTTGGATTTTCTGAGCTGTTTTAATCTATTTGCAAACATATATTCGTCTCCTTTAAGAATAATATACTATTACAAATTGCGTACTTCAAGAGAAATAAAAAAAGTGACAAAAAAAGAGTATTTTCTATTTACAAAGTACGCGAATTGTATTATTATAAAAGTACGCAAAACGTATTACAAAATAAGGAGGTGATATTAGTGGAAAAATGGTTAAAATCAAAAAGAGAAAAATTAGGATACACTCAAGAAAGTTTTGCAAAAGAGATAGGTATTGCTAAAACAACTTATGCTTCATATGAACAGGGATATAGAAATCCAACGGTACAAACTGCAAAAAAAATGGCAAAAATTTTAAATGTTTCATGGACTATTTTTTTTGAAGAGTAAGTACTCGAATTGTATTAGTTTTTTGTGAATGAGGTGAAAGTTAAACTAACTGTAAAGCAACTTGTTGAATTTAATAATTAGATTCTTATTTGTATAAGAAAAGTTCTATAAACTATTAGAACTAATTTAATTATAAACAAAATTTTATCGTATAAAAAGATATTCAAATAAGAAAGGACAATGAAAAAGCCTAATGTCAACATCAATGATATTAAGAAAATCGTTAAATAATGTTCTTAATAAGAAAAATGAAAAAAAGAAAGATGTAGCGCGAGAAATCAATGTATCTCAACAATCATTAAGTGATTGGACATCTCAAAATAATGCTAAACCAGTAACAATCGAAAATGCACTGAGATTAAGTAATTATTTTAAAGATTCAACATTTACTTTGGAAGTAATTCATCAATTTTTTGGAATATTTAAAACTTGTGATGGTGAGGTTTATCGAAAAGATCCATCAGCATTAGATAAATTACAAAAAATTGAATCTGATGAAAGAAAATCTTTAGAAGAAAATGTTGAAAGAATTATTTTAAAAAATCCAGAATATTTTTCTGAGAATGATATTTCTAAAATAATTACCTATGTAAATGAATATTTGGATGAAGTGATGATAGAAATTACTTTGTTGAGTATTTTATGCGATCTTGTTGCAATTGATATTCGATATCTAAGTGAGCAAAGATTAACTCATTGGGAACAATTAGGATATGTAAGAAGTAAAAAAAGCTAATAGTTTGTATAGGAGGTGTAGTCATGAGTGTTAAAGAGGAATTAGCAAATGTAATAGAAAAAATGGTAGAGGAACAAGTGTCAGAGCAAATGAGAATCATTGAAGAGAAATACTTTGCTAAGTCAAAACAAACACGATTTACTCAAGCAGAACTTGCTGAAAAATGGGGTTGTTCCAAAGGCTATGTTAATCGTTTATTGAAGCAACAAGGTATTAAGCCGATTGGCAAGCGAGGAAAAGAATACGAGTACGAGATAAGCGAAGCTGAGAAAGTAAAGAGTGTCTACGATGACGAAGTACTTTATCAAGAACAACTCAATTGGAAAGTTAGAGCAATGTAAAAAAGGATAAGCCTAACTTATCCTCAGTTAAAAGTAGTATCAACAATAATTGCTTTTGGATTCATATCATTCTTAATGGATTCAATGATTTCTAAAACAGAAGATTTATAGTAGTAAGTTTTGCTTGATGCGATTATTTCATTCTCTTCAGTTTTAATCAAAAAATAGTATTTTTTATCAGAAGCTCGTTTAATCACAAAAAACACATTGACACCTCGCTTAAAAAAATTTTTTATCAAGAATAACGAAAGGATAGAAGCTAATGTTTAATTTTTTAATCAATCCAGAATTTTGGAAAGGATTTATAGTTTTAGGGATTTTAGTAATTATAGCTATCTATTTGGCGATTAAGCTTGATAATTAACCACTTTACTTTCAACTAAATTATATCAAAAAAATCATAGGAGGTTAACCATGAAAGCAATCCGAGAAGCACGATTGATAGGCGCATTTTTAGTGATGATTGTACTAGGAGTGTTATTGAAAAGCCACTTTTCAGTGGCAGTAGTGACTATATTTATTGTACCGATCTTTATCTATTGGTTTTTTGATTGGGACGAGGCTAAATATCAATACTCTACAAAAGGAAGCGATAAAAAATGTATGTAGCTGTAGGGAAAGATAGTAGAAAAACATACGTGATTGGAGAAACACAAGCGGAAGTCTTTAGAAAATTGCTTGAAGAATATCCATATGTTTCGTTTGATGAAGGTGTTTATCCAGAGAGATTAAGCATAGTACAAAAAGAGCCCCGAACGTCTGCAAACGAACAGGGCAAATATTGAACAAAAAAATTCAAAATTTATTAACTAAGGAGAGTATATCAAAATGAACGATAAAATTCAAAATTTATTAATGGAACTTGTTAAAGAATGTCGGAAAGGAAAAGTTGCGCTTGTTTTGGCAACTGTTGATTCAGAAATGATGGAACCATCAAGTGTTTTGCTCGCAGGTTCTTTGCCTGAACAAGCAATTGCATTTAGTGAATTATTTGAAACACTTAAAGAAAAAGCACTTGCTCATGATTGTGATTGTCCGCAATGTAAACAAATAAAAGAATCATTTATTGGTGCAGAATCATCTTCAACTCAACAAAACAATGAGGAAAAACTAGACACATTGTTAAAAGATTTTTTACGAGGTGAGTTGTAATGATCGAAGTAAGAGGTTTAGGCAATGACATTTACGAATTAATGTTAGCAAACGCACAGAATAACATTGTCCAATCTGTTCGGACATCCGCATCTTATGGCAATACAAGTTGTGTGGTAAGCAGTAAAGGAGCTACAAAACCATTTTTAGATCAATTACAAATGCAAGGTGTCGATTATATCGAGTTGGAAGATGAAAAAATAAAACTATTTTGGGAGGGATTGTAATGCCTGAATTTGATTCACTAGGGGCAAGACAAGAGCCACCTGAAGAAAAAGAAGTATTAGAGCTAACGTGGGAATACGATGAGGAGGAAGACGAAAGATGATTCAATCTACTTTATCCATGAGCCATCAAGAATGGCTTGAGGATAGGCGTAAAGGAATTGGAGGATCAGACGTTGCAACAATCTTAGGCTTGAATCAATATAAATCAGCTTATCAATTATGGCTAGAGAAAACAGGTCAAGTTGAGTTGAAAGATACAGAAAGCGAGCCAGCCTATTGGGGAAATGTTTTAGAAGAAGTTGTTGCGAAAGAGTTCCAAGAAAGAACAGGAAAAAAAGTTCGTCGTAGAAATCAAGTATTCGAACATTCGCTCCATCCTTTTTTAAGAGCAAATATTGATAGAGAAGTGGTTAGAGAAAATGCCATTCTAGAATGTAAAACTGCAAATCAATTTTTAGCGAAGGAATGGGAAGGAGACGAAGTGCCGCTGAGTTATCTTTGCCAAGTTCAGCATTATATGAATGTTTTGAATAAAGACTATTGTTATATTGCAGTTTTAATTGGTGGTCAGAAATTTATTTGGAAACGAGTAGAACGTGATCAGGAATTAATCGATGTACTGACCGAGCAATTAGTTGATTTTTGGAAAAACAACGTAATCAAAGGCGTTGAACCTATTATTGACGGAAGTAAGGCAACAGCTGACTTTTTAAAGGATAAGTATAGCGACATAGAAGAAACGCAAACTACTTTACCTGCTTCATTCGATGAATTGATAGATCAAAAAAATGAAATGAAGAAAACCAAAAAAGAGTTGGATGTAGCTATTAGAAAAATTGAAAATGAAATAAAAAGCGAATTGGGAAAAAGAAATGCAAGCATTGGTATTACCAAAAAACATATTGTTGAGTGGAAGGAAATACCTACTAAAAGATTGAACAGTAAAAAGTTTGCTGAAAAATATCCTCAAATTGCAGAAGATGAAGAAATATATATGGTTACTACGCCACGAAGATTAATAGAAAAGGAGATTAAGTAATAATGGCAACAAACGAAACCTTAAAAAATCAATTATCACAACAAAATCAAAAACAAGTTCCTGCGAATCAATTAGGTTTAAAAGGATTAATGAATACTCCTACTATGAAGCGGAAATTTGAGGAAGTTCTTCATGAAAATGCTAATGCTTTTATGTCAAATGTCATGACCTTAGTTTCTAATGATAGCTATTTGGCAGAAAGCGAGCCAATGTCTATTTTAAGCGGGGCATTAACAGCTGCTACATTAAATTTAGGATTAGATAAAAATCTAGGTTATGCCTATCTCGTACCATTTAATACTAAAAATAAGCAGACTGGCAAATGGGAGAGGAAAGCTCAATTTATTTTAGGATATAAAGGATATATTCAATTGGCTCAACGATCAGGTAAATATAAAGCATTAAATGTTATTGAAGTCTACGAAGGAGAGTTACTGAGTTGGAACAGATTAACGGAAGAATTTGAATTTGATCCAAATGGTAGACAATCAGACGATGTAATCGGATATGTTGGATATTTTGAACTATTAAATGGATTTAAGAAAACTGTTTATTGGACCAAACAAGAAATTGAAGCTCATCGAATTGCAAATAGCAAAGACAAAGAAAAAACAAAATTGAGCGGTGTCTGGGCTACAGATTATAATGCGATGGCTCGTAAAACAGTATTAAGAAATATGTTATCAAAATGGGGAATTTTATCCATCGAAATGCAAGAAGCGACAACTTCAGATGAAAAAGTTCAACAAATGCAAGAAGATGGAACTATTATTTCTGAAACGGAAGTAGAAGAAAATACTACGATGAAAACAGCAGAAGTAATTAATGAAGCTGATTCAGATTCGTTGAATCAAACAGATTTATTTGATACTAAAAATCCACCATTAGACAAATAAAGAGGGGATTTTCCCCTCTTATCTAGGGAGGTGATGGAATGGCAAGACCTTTAAAACAAGGAATTGACTACTTTTCGCTTTCTGTAGATTTTTTAAGAGATATAAAGGTTCGTAAAATCAAACGTGCGTGTGGGCCTCACGCTGTTGAAATACTACTTTGCCTGCTGGGTAATATTTATCGGGAAACTGGTTATTACATCGGGTGGGATGAAGATACGATGTTCTTAGTTGCTGACGAAGTTGGGGCGAAAGAGGGTCTAGTTGAAGAGACAGTAAATAAGGCTATTCAAGTTGGATTTTTTAATCAAGAGAAGTTCAATAATTATAAAATTTTGACTTCTAGTGGAATACAAAAAAGATATCTCGAAGCTACTAAAAAAAGGAAAGAAGTAGTTATTTCCGACATTTACTTAGTTAATGACACCTTAAAGGAGGAAAAAAACCTAGTTAACGGTGCCAATAATACACAAAGTAAAGTAAAGGAAAGTAAAGTAAAGGAAAGTAAAGTAAATAAAAGTAAAGTAAACAAAAAAGAAACAGACACCCGTCGGCTGTCGGCTGAAAAAGATTTTTTGGAAAATCCTCTAGGAGACCCAAAAGTTGAGGAATTGGTTCGGTATTTTTCTCAAAACATTTGCAAACCAACTCCAGTAAATCTCACTGACTTAGCATATGATTTGCATGATTTTGATGATGATTTAGCGTTGCTGAAAGAAGCAATAAAAATTTGCGCTAGAAAAAACAAACGAAGCTACAGTTACTTTGCAGGAATACTAAAGATATGGCGTGCAAATGAGATAAAAAGCTATGCTGATTTTTTGGAAAAAGAACAGCAGGCTCAAAAAAATGGCAAAAGGAAAAATGAAGGACATTCTGATTATGATGACCTTGGATTTTAGGAGGAGCACGAATGAAATCAAGTAAGAATCCTTTTGAGGTAATGATTAAAACATTGCTATACATTGTGCCTGAAGCATGTCCAGATTGTGGTGGAGTAATGCATGCGTGGCGAGCTAAAAATAAAGACGGCACCGATCGTTGTCCTCCAGTCTGTATGGCTTGTGGGTATAAAGCACGTAAAAAAATTCAAGATTTAGATGCAGTAAAACGCTCCAGAGAGAGTTTGAAAGCGAGAGCAATTAATTATTTAACGTATAGCTCGCTTTATACAGACAAACAATTGATTCAGCGTCGTTTTGGCACATTCAAAACAGTAGATGATGAGACTAAACTTGCTTTTGAATTAGCAAAGCGTATGGCAACAGAAGTGTTATTAGAGAAACCTATTCATATGGTTTTATCAGGCAAAAGCGGTGTAGGAAAAAGCCATCTAGCTATGGCAACCGCATGGGAAGTATTGGAAAAATCAAACTACAACAAACGATGCTTATTTATTAGTTATGCAGAGCTTTTGGAACAATTGAAATTTGCGATGAATGATGAACAAGCTAGAAAAGAAATAACAGGTAGCTTGATGGCAGAAATTAAAAGTGCTGATTTTGTTGTTTTAGATGATTTAGGTGCTGAATTGGGCGTGAAGCAATTCGATGACAGAAACAAGAGTACAAATTTTAATAATGATACATTAAATCGAATCGTAGAAGCTCGACAAAATAAAGCGACTGTATTTACAACGAACTTAACAGGAAAAGAATTAAGTCAAGCATATGGAGAAAGGATTGTTTCTAGAATCATGAATCATTCAAAGGGGTTTGTATTCTCGATAAAGGCATCAAAAGATAAACGGATTGTTGGGATTTGAGGTGGAAGAGATGCGAATTATTCTGCCGATTGAACCAAAGCCACAAAGTCGCCCGAGATTCGCAAGGCGTGGGAATTATGTTCAAACGTACGAAGATAGCGCAATGAGAGCTTATAAACAAAAGGTAAAAGCGTATCTACGAAAGGCAAAACCAGAGATGATTGAAAAAGGGCCAATTTTCGCGCATGTGACGTTTTACATCCATCCGCCTAAATCAGCTCTAAGCAATAAACAGAAACGCTTAGAAGTGAAATTAGAGCGGAAATATTGCGACAAAAAGCCTGATTTGGACAACTATTTCAAAGCAGTGACAGATGCTGCCGAAGGTATTTTATATAAAAACGATGGACAAATTGCTGTGATGGTTTGCCAAAAGTTGTACAGTATGCGACCACGAACAGAAATTGAAATTATGAGTTTGGAGGAAAAGGAATGACGAAAAACAAACTCAGAGAAACAAAAAGAGCTATTCGTCAGAGAATTCTTTTTTTGACTGGTGATGATGAATCGTGGATGAATAATCCAGAAATCGTGGAAGAGGTCCAGAGATTATCAAAGCAATTGAATTCTGATCTCATAAGCGATAAGCGACCATTACCAAAATTAGAGCCTGACAAGCTAACGAAAGAAGAATATCAGCGCTTATTAGACTTAGGCTATCAAGTAAACGATATTAAGAAAGCTCTCGGACTGGGAACAACCACATTTCAAAACTGGCGAAAGGCAAATGGCATAGAAAACATAATTAAGCGAAAAGAAAATAACAAAGTAGAGGAGACAAAACACATGAAATTTAATTTAAATACAGCAACGTTACTTATTTCAGGAAATTTTGGAGTGAAAGCAGAGGAATGTTTAACGATCTCAAAAAGCGGTCTGGCTTTAAGTGGTCCAGTAGTTCAACGATTGAACAAACCCGAATGGGTTCAACTGTATTTAGACGAACAAAACAAAGCGTTATTTGTTTTGCCGTGTGAAGCCACTGCGGAAGGTGCAAGAAGTTGTGTAAGTCCTAAAGCAAATAAAAAAACAGGCTATCGAAAAAGCTGGAATGGTCACGTGTTAAGAAAAGCTGCTGAGGTTGGAGGCTTTAACATTGAAACAGATGTTTACCATGTAAAACCAGAAGAAGTGGAAGGACATCCAAATGCTTTAGGATTTGATTTGACAAAGGCGGTCAAAGTGAATGGGTAAAAGAGGAAAACGGATCAAAAAGCAAAATCGAAAACGAAAAAACGCTGCTATTGCAAATGGCACATACAGTAAGCGAGGGAAAAGCGATGGTATGTATAAAGTGCAAGGGACAGATGATAGTCTGGGAAAAAGATAGATTCGGTCATTCAAAAGCAACTTCTTGTCCGTTATGCAACAAAAGCGGACAGAATGTTGCGAAAAAGTTAGCTGAGATTAGGAGTGTTAGCGATGGAAATGGTAAAAATTAGAATTTTTATAAATAACAGAACATTTATGATGACTACGTATGATACTGAAATAAAACAAAAAAAACTTGGTAAATTAATTAACTTGCTTAATGATGTCACATACAGAAATAAGTTTGTAAGAATTGGCGATGTTATTTTGAAGCCCAAAACGGTTGAAAGAATAATTGTACTTTAAATAAACAAAAGAAAGGAGTGGAGTTTGTGGCCACAGTAAAGAATTCTTTACTCCTTTGAAATGATGAATAGTTACCAAAAGAAAATGGTTAAAGTCATGAAAGATCTTTGCGGAAAAAGAAGTATGTACGATGTATTTTTCGATTTTACCAAAATGTCAGCATGCAGTATTTCTAATGTTTTTGACAAAGTACATTTTGAAGAAAGAGAAAAATTGTATAAGTCTATTCAAGAGAAATACACCGAAGAAGAACAAGAAAAGTTCCATGAATTATTCGCTTTGCTAGTTGAAGCTTTAGAAGAGACCTCAACTGATATACTAGGCGAATTGTATATGGCTTTGGAAATTGCTAATAAAGATGCAGGGCAATTCTTCACACCATACAATGTAGCTCGTTTAATGGCAGAAATGAATTTTAATGAAAAGGATGAACAATTGAAAAATGGACAGCCAGTTGTTTTTTATGAACCTTGCATTGGTGGCGGTGTTACTCTAATTGCTTTAGCTAATATTATGCGAGAAAAAGGCTATAACTATCAAAGAAGTTTGAGAGCGTTGTGTGGTGACATCGACGGAAATGTACTTTCAATGGCGTATGTACAGTGTTCCTTGTTAGGAATAGATGCGATATTTGAAAGAAAAAATGCACTAAGTAATGAACCTGCAACAGATGTATGGTTTACACCGTTTTACGCTTTGAATAGAGCAAAAGAAAAAGAAACGCAAAACACATTAGAAATATTAAAAGAAGCAATGGAACTTCTGGAAAATAAAACAAGCAGTTCATTTACTGAACCAGAACAGCTGTCATTATTCTAGAAGTGGATCCAAGAAGGCAAAGTGCAAAATCAGTGCGTGTTTTTGTCTGTTTTACGTTTCTTTATGGCTGGAAGGCTAAACCATAGAAGCAGAGCTACAGGGAAAAATAGCAAGAAAACGCCTAAACTGATTTTATGTAATAAAAAAGCAACAGCAAACACTAAAAAAGCAAGAAATAAAATAAAAATAGTTAGTTGCATAGTTGTTCGTCCTTTCGATTTAGTTTCTAAAATTATTTTAGTAAGGAAATATGAATTTTTCAAAAAAAATGTTTAGAAAAATCATGAAAGATTTGGGCTTTAACGCATTTACAGTAAAAGAAATCTTTGGAGGCTAATTATGAAATTAATCTATGTTTTATCTGGAAAAGAAGAAAATAAAAACTATGTAAAAAAATTTGTTGGAAATTATTGCAGTTTTGGACCTAAAAAAGATGCAAAAGCATTTACTAGTGAAGAAGCTGAACAGATGAGAAGACTGTTAGATAATAGTGTAGGCAATGCGTTTGTTATTGATGATGACAGGGAGGTAAAAAATGGGTTTCAAGTTTAGCGATTATTATAATGCTGAAAATATTTGTCTGTCAGAAGAAAGAATTAGAGAGTTACTTGTGAATTATTTTGAAGAAAACGGTGAAGTATTATTGATTGACAGCGGCTTGATTTAGGAGGAATCAAAATGAAACTATATCGATATGAAAGTTCCCAAAATACTGGACGTTGGACAGAAAGCTTAATTCAAGCAACTAAAGAATTTGAAGAGGAAAAAGACTACTTAATGGCTGACGATCCAGAAGAAGATGAAACAGTAAAACTAGTATCGATTGAGATATCAGATGACTTGATAGATGAACTAGAAGATGAACGTAAAGAGTTGAAACAGGCTATATTAATGCCTGATCCAGATCGTTTAGATGGAAATCCAAGAGAAGATGGCTATGACTTTGATTTTTATGCTGCTTGGTCCGATGATATAGCGAAACGTAAGGAGGTATCGGAATGAGTATTCAACCAGGAGACAAAGTAAAGTATATTGGTACGGCAATTCCCAAATATACTGGGAAAATATTAGAGGTAGAGAAGGTAATTCCGTTAGGCTATATTCTTTTATTTCCAGAAGAAGATAGAGGATTAATAGGATTTGAAGGGTTCGGCGTATGGAAAAAAGAATCGTTAATCTGTGGATTTGATGAAGTGGAGGAACAGCGATGAATAAACGCCAAAAAAATAAGCAGTTAAAAAAGTGGCTAATTAAAAACGGATATTCAGACAAAAAAGGAAAACTTCATTGTTTGGAATGTGGGAGCATATTAAGTTTTAAGGACGAATATCAAAAAAGATACTTAGTATGTAATGAATTGTGCTATATGCACAGTGTGGGATTTAGCTCGCGTGATTTTCTATGAAAGAAGGGAGAAACAGCGATGGATAAACAAGAATTGATTGAAGAGTTAGAATGTTTAGAAGTTCCTACGGATAGCTATAATTATTTGAGAGGTGCTAACTATGCTGTTGAAAAAGCAATTAGCTTAGCAAAACAACTAAAAGAATCGAAAAAAGCTGTGGTGCCGAATTTCGTGGCGGAGTATATAGAAATAAGAAAAAGAGATTATGAAGTAGGCGGTCTAGGTGCTGCGATCATTAAAGCTTTAAGGTCATGTAATGAGCCTGATTTAGCATCTTGGATGAATAATAATACTGAAGTGTTTGCTCGTGCATGGCTTGACGGCTACGAAGTCGAGGAAGAGCCGCTTTATTATGTGAAGTTGCCTGATCTTAGAAGCTCGTCAAGTGGAAATGTTTATGGATTAAAAAAAACATTGAATGGTGAAATAAGAATTGCTGTTTTTGATAAACAAAAGGTTGGTAAAACAAAAGATTCACAATTCACAGAAAATCAAATCAAAGCAGTTGACGAGCGCTATTGGCCGTTTGCTGTGAAGGTGGAGGAAGAATAGATGAAATACAAAACTAGATATAGCAGTATTGTTCCGAAAGGACAAATCGGCGAGTGTATTGATAAAGTAGATGGAAAAGTATTCGCTTTATTGCTTAAATTTGATAACGGTGAAGTGTTTTGGTTTATGAAGAGAGATTTGATTGAAGTAAAGGAGTATGCAGATGAAGAAGGGAGTTAAAGAAAATGAATACACCACAAATTTTTAATTTTGGACAACAAGAAGTGCGAACAATGCTTATAAATGAAGTTCCATATTTCGTAGCAAATGATGTCGCTAAAACATTAGGTTATAAAAATCCAAGTGATGCTACTAACAAACATTGTAAAAAAGCTATAAAAACATGGGGTAGCGATTCGCTAGGTCGTCGTCAATCGTTTAAAGTTATTCCTGAATCTGATATTTACAGACTAGTAATAAAATCTAATCTTCCAAATGCCGAGCAATTTGAAGAGTGGGTTATGGAAGAGGTCTTACCGCAAATTAGGAAAACAGGTAGCTATACGAATGTTCCAAGTTCGTTTGCGGAAGCCCTGCGGTTAGCTGCTGACTTGGAAGAAGAAAAAATGATGCTTGAACAAAAAGTAGCGGAGTATGAGCCTAAAATCACTTATCTTGATACAATTTTAGCTTCGAAAGATACAGTCACGACTTCTCAGATTGCAGCAGATTATGGCATGTCGGCTATTCAATTAAATAAACTATTACATCAATTAGGCGTACAACGAAAAGTTAGCGGACAATGGTTGCTTTACAAAAAGCATATGAATTGCGGCTACACTAAATCTCATACAAGTGAAATCAAGCAATCAGATAATACAGTGAAAATAGTGATGAGTACGAAGTGGACGCAGAAAGGTAGATTGTTTATTTATAACTTGTTAAAAGATGAAGGCTATTTACCTCAAATGGACCTATGGGATAACGTTTCTTAAGCAGAGAACAAAAAAGCCAACCGACCACTGGTTGACTAAGAAGAATATTTTACCAGAAAAGTGGTAGCTTGTGATATGTGAGGGTACTTTGCCCCAAACATTGGTCACAATAAAAATATTTTATCATAAATAGAAAAACTCAACTAGTTTTTTCTAGTCGAGTTTTTCCAAGTGTGACATTTATTTAGTTGATTGGATGAGTAATTGAATTATATCAAATAGATAGTTTCTTTTCAATAAAAAGCCGGATTGCTCCGACCGTGAGTAATATTTTCGCCATAATTATTATACCACAAAAGGAGCGATTTCACTTGATTAAATTGCTAAAAGAAGTAGATTTTCGACAAACAAAAGCGAATGCTAGAAATGTGTTGAAGAATTTTAGACGTTTAGAGCGAATAGCTGGTCGCTCTTTGATAGATTTAAAATCACCAATTATTACAGATATGCCTAAAAGCCAAAGTCACGGAAACAAAGCAGAAGATGCGCTAGTACAATTAGCAGATGCAGAAGCAGAAAGAGACGCAATTTTATCTGCGCTTATGGCATTAAGTCTTATTAGTCGTCAAGTGTTATACTATAGTTTTTGCGATGTAGAAAAACATACCAATTGGGAAATAGGGCAGTTAATACGTGGATATGGTGAAAAAAATGTTGAGAAGTTAAAATCTAATGCTTTGATTGAATTTGCTGAAGCCTATAAACACGGAATTTTAGTTATTTATAAATAGAAAATTTTGTAGGGTTTTTGTAGGGAAACTGTAGGGATTTTATTCGGAAATCCATGTTATTATGGTAGTGTCGAAAGATAAGGAAACGAGGTAAGGCATGCATTACCTTTCTTAGCTCCGTTTCGCTTATCTTTGGAGGCTACCTATAAAAAATAAAGAATAAGGATGTGGAAAGTCCAGTTCTTTCTGTCTCGTTTAGTCATAGGTAGCAAATATTGCAATAAACTTGGCATGAAGCTTACACGTAGACGTATGTTGCAAGCACTTGTCAAGATAGCGCTATGTTAGTTGCAATGATCACTCACAAATCATACGTTCTCAAACTAAAGAAATGAGGTGTAATTCCTCTCTCTTTTTTCTACAGGTTTGTGAGTGATTACTATTAAAAATTGAAAAATCAATAGATTTAAACCTAGTGAAGAGCATTTGAACAATGTGCTAGGGTAGTATGGGATAAGTCGATAACTAAAATGAATTGGGATACTGATTGATTTTAGTGGTGGATTTTACAGCAATGTAAAAAGGACTAATAGTAAAAGCTATTAATCGCAAAGTACTACGTGGAATTTGTGCAGGTGTAAGGTACGAAACTTTCGGGCGTGACAATAGACGCTCCAGTGGAGAATAATCTAAGTTAGGTGGAAGTGTGAGAAGCTTGGCAGACCTTAGAAACCTCAAACCAAGCGCTTTGCAGAGAAACTGAGAAATCAGTGTTTAACGAAAGAAGTCGGTACGAGTAGCTTAATGCAGCAATTTATTTACAGATGACAAATAATAAAAATGGGACTCTTATGTAAATGCTGAATGTTCAAGTGAAAGTTATTAGCCAGTAGAGCTAGATCATACAGAAAAAGCAAAGAGAAGCTATTGGGTAGCGCCTGATAGTTCAGCCTCTTTGGGTATGTGACTGAATAACACTGTAAACAAAGGAAGCAGGAAGAAAAGCCTAAATCTGTTGATTTTTGAGTTTTTAATCATCGCTGTGGCGGAAGTAGATAGACGCAAAGGTGAAGATAGAAAGCGTAAGGCGCACTATTGGGACCTTGTACAAAACTAGAGAGGGTTAGTGCATGAGTGGTGCAATCCCACTCCAGCGATATTGAGATTATGGTAGGAAATCTCAAAAATGGCATAGTGAAATTGATCCTTTCGGTTGGCGTGTAGCATCTGGGATGCAACGAGCATATAGCGAGATAAGAGGCAGGTTCGATTCCTGTCACGTCAATAGGTAGCTTTGCTACTTAAATAAAAGAATCGTCAATAAATGTTTCTTACTTTAACGATCGGTTCACCTCCTTTCAGAATTAGCCAGCCTGCGGAAACAGGATAAAGTGGCTAGCAACCTAGTATTGTTAAATAAGTGTTAGATTGGCTAGGCAGTCTAATATAAATCTTTAGACTACTCAATAAAAATGAGTGGTCTTTTTTTGTACATAAAAAAGCCACTAGACTATGGGATCTAGTGGCTAGGTAGCATTCGTGCACAATTTTTGTTGGTTGCTATTTACAAAAAGGAGTTGCTACCCATAAATAGTATAGCAAGAAGTGATTTATTGAATCAAGTACATAAAAACAACTAGGAGAGAAAAATATGAAAAGCTATTGGTATGTATCGCTAACACATAAATATCCACAGCCGAACCGCTCAATTGATTCAATGCGTGTTGTAATGTCTGTGCAGATAAAAAAGAATGCATCTATTGTTGAAATGACGAGAGAAGCCACACCGAAAGAAATTGATGCGTGCAAGCTTATTTATTGTGGGCATGGCTATTTTGATGAAAAGAACATTCAAGAGAACATTAAGCGAAATATGAGGGATTAGATATGAATATTGAAAAGATGAAGTTATCAGAACTACGCTCTGCTGAATATAATCCAAGGGTTGAATTAAAGCCAGGCATGGAAGAATACGAGAAGCTAAAACAATCCATTTTGGAATTTGGCTTTGTTGATCCACCAATTTTTAATAAAAGAACAGGAAATTTAGTTGGTGGCCATCAGCGTGTATCGGTAGCAAAAGATTTAGGAATTGGCGAAATTGAAGTATCCATTGTAGATTTACCTATCGAAAAAGAAAAAGCTTTAAATATAGCTTTAAATAAGATTTCTGGCCAGTGGGATGAAGATAAATTAGTTGAGTTATTGGAAGAGCTTAACACAGATGAATTACCTCTAACAGGCTTCAATCAAGAAGAATTAGATGAGCTGTTAGCTGATATGAACAAATTTGAAACTACAGCCGATAGGGTAAAGGCAAATCCAGCAAATACCAGTTTATTTGATTCTTTCTTGTTTCCGCCATTTTCTTATCTTGATACAAAAACTAAGCGTTGGTTAGATCGTAAACGCCAATGGAAAGAGCTAGGTATTAAGAGTGAGCTTGGCCGTGAAGATAATTTGGTATTCAATCCTAGCATGCAAGCGCCAGGACTAGAAGGAACATCTATTTTTGACCCTGTTCTATGCGAATTAGGGTATCGTTGGTTTACACCTAAAACAGAAAGCAATATTTTTGATCCATTCGCTGGTGGTTCTGTACGTGGAATAGTAGCAAAAGTTCTTGGTCATAATTACACAGGTATTGATTTGAGAGCAGAACAAGTAAGTGCAAATTATGCTAATGCTCGAGAAATTGGTTTAAGTGATATTAATTGGATTTGTGATGACAGCTTGAATATAGACCATCATATTGAAGATGAAAGTCAAGATTTATTATTTACATGTCCGCCGTATGCAGACCTTGAAGTTTATTCAGACGATGAACGAGACATTAGTAATATGTCCTATGAAGAATTTGCAGAAGTATATAGTGAAATTTTAAAACGTTCTGCTAAAAAGCTAAAAGATAATCGTTTCGCAGTAGTCACCATTTCTGATGTCAGAGATAAAAAAGGCTTTTATCAAGATTTAACTGGTTTGACTAAGAGAGCATTTAGCACAGAAGGCTTATATTTCTATAATGACATGATTTTGTTAAACGCAGTTGGTTCGGGTTCACTAAGAGCTAGACGTTTGATGAACAATAGAAAAGTAACTAGAATGCATCAAAATGTATTAGTCTTTTATAAAGGAAATCCGAAAAATATTAATCAACATTTCGAAGTTTTAGAAACATTAGATGATGAACTAGAAAATCTCGTAAATGGACTGGACGAATAAAAAGCGATCGTTTATGCTCTGCATGAGGTGAAGGATAATGACAAATAAAGAATTAAAAAGCATAGCGGAAAACGCTAGAATCCTATATAGAAGTAATCTAATCACTAGAGAAGAAGCAAAAGAACGTATCGAACCATTTATTGAGGCGTACAACAAAAAATCAATTGAGATTGCTAAAAAGTTTAACCAGAAACCGAAAACAATCTCTTTCGTTTCCTTTTTACGATAAAAAAAGAAGCCGAGTGCGCTAACACTCGACTACTTCAACGAGGCACCAAAAGCGCCCCGAAGACACAGAAACCACACGCGCGTGCTTTAAACCCAGTTCTGTGTCTTTTAGCATTTTATCAAATGCGGGGTGTTTTAACAATGGGAACAAAAGCAGAACATGAAGAAATTGATATTTTAGATTTAGAATTGGAAAAAGAATTTGAAGATGCCGAAGATTATGAGCAATATAGAAAAATCATACGTGCAACGATGGCTCAATGGTTAAAAAATCTTAAAAACGGTGAAATTAAATTAACTTCAGTGAATGATCTAAAAATACTTATTGAAGCTGATAAAATACTTAGAAGTTAGAGGAGGTGCGGTCAATGACAAGAAATGAAAAAGAACCATCAAATAAAACAAAAGAAAGATATGACTTGTTTGTTGACTGTTATCTGCAAACTTTTAATGCAACGCAATCAGCAATCAAAGTTGGATATTCGGAAAAAACTGCTCGTCAACAAGGTCATAAGTTATTGACAAATGCTTACATTAAGCAAAAAATTCAATTTGAAATGAAAAGGCTACGCAATCGCATGAAAGACGAAGGATTGCGTAGTTTTTCTATGCTTTTAGATATAGCAATGCAGACTGAGGAAAAAATACAAGCTCATAATGAAGCAGAGATAGAAATCGATAGGATAAAGTCCGAGCTTAGTGATTTAGAGCTTGAAATGCTTAAAGCCAATAATGACTTAGAAAAGGTACAAAAGGCTGCAGATGCTATTGATGGTCGAAAAAAAGAAATGAGAAACCACAAAAGAAGTCTTTTGGAGCAAGTTGATTCTATAAAGAAAGAATACTTTGAATTAAACCTTAAAAGAGTTGTACTATTAAATGAATTGTCAAAACATCAATCTCGTTATCTTGATGCTAAAGAATGGGAAAAGTTGCAAAGCTTAAAAAAATCTATTTTCCAAGATATTTTAGACCGAGGTGGTTTTAAAGCCATTGATCAGGTACAGCATAGTGGAAAAGTGAGTGTTAATCCACTAGCTAATTTTTCGGAAGAAGAATTGAGGCGATTAGCAAATGGACCAAGAGCAACTTGATGCATTAGCTAACGCTGCGTTAGAAGAATTGGCTAGGAGAAATTACAGTGATTTTTTCTATTTGTCTCATGGTAAACAGTGGGATTTGTTAAGACATCAGAAGTACATTACAGATCGGCTTCAAAAAATAATTGATGGGGAGCAAAAGTATTATATTATCGAAATACCTCCCCAACACGGCAAATCTACTGTAATTACAGAAACATTTCCAGCTTATTATTTAATGAGGCATCCAGATAGTCTGGTGATGGTTGTTTCCTATTCAAAAGAATTATTTCAAAAGTTTGGTAGAAAGAACCGCGAAAAGTTCCGCTTGTTTTCGGACCAGTTATTTGGCTTACAAATAAGCTCTGAAACATCATCTGTTAGCGAATGGGGAGTTGAAGGACATCTAGGCTCGCTGTATAGTACATCCATATTAGGTGGTGCTACAGGTCGTGGAGCAAGACTATTGATTATAGATGATCCAATTAAAAACAGGGCAGAAGCAGAGTCTAAAACAATTAGAGATAAAATATACAATGAATGGCAGGATACTTTTTATTCACGTTTAACAGCAGATGCTAGCGTAATTGTAATTATGACTCGTTGGCACGAAGATGACTTGGCAGGACGTTTATTAAAAGAACAAGCATTACCGTGGGAAGAAATAAAAATACCTGCAATTGCAGAAGAGAATGATTTGCTAGGAAGAGAACCAGGAGAAGCTTTAGCTCCTGAAATTGGCAAAGATGAAGAATGGGCAGCTAAAACAAAGGCTGTTACTGGCTCTCGTGGATGGGCTGCTTTATACCAACAAAGACCAACTCCTGCAGGAGGAAATATATTTAAACGTTCTTGGATTAAGTTTTATGTACCAACATTAGAAAAGAAAATAGAATTTAACTTAGGAGATGACGTGGTTATTTTACCACGTCTTTTTGATCGTCAAGCACAGTCTTGGGATTGCACATTTAAAGATACTGAGACATCTGACTTTGTTTCTGGTCAAGTCTGGGGCAAAAAGAGAGCTGATTTTTATTTGTTGGATCGGCATCATGAAAGAATGGGGATTGTAGAAACAATGAAAGCTATCAAGGTTATGTGTAATAAGTGGCCTAAAGCTAGAGGGATTTACATTGAGGATAAAGCAAACGGAACCGCTGTTATTGAGATGCTTAAGAAAAAGATATCTGGAATTGTTCCCGTTACTCCTGATGGTGGTAAGGAAGTTAGGGCTAACGCTGTTGCTCCTCTTTGGGAAGCAGGAAATGTTTATCTTCCACATCCGTTAATTTGTCCGTGGATAAATGATTTTATTGATGAATTAGTTGCATTTCCTAATGCTGAACATGATGACGATGTTGATAGTATGACTCAAATGTTAAATAAAATGATTGGTAAAGCAAGTCTAAGAGAAAGATATCTTGAAAACTAAAAATAAAAGTCTAGTGGTAATAAGT